GATGAGTTAGAGTAAATCGACTATGGTACCGTTACCTAAGCGAATCCAAGCCCACATGTTTCTCCAGTGACTACTATCGAGCTCTGGGAAAGTTTCCATAATCTCCGCCATGAGATTATTTAACTTTCCGAAAGCATAAGATCTGTCATCTGGGTTCATGCGGATAAATTCTGCTAAGTAATTGGCACCAAGTCCGAGATACTCTGGTTTGTCATCTTGTCTCACTACCACGACGTTTTCTTTCGGTTTTCGATATATCTGGTCGTCCAACGATTGAAAGATAGCTAGTTGAGTGGCAAGCTCAAGTTCCTTATCTTCTTTCGAGGCGTTAATCGCCTTCTGGACTTCTGGATCATCGTCTTCCATGCTTACGAAGCGGTAGTCGACCTTTAACGGGTCTGTTACCTCATTGAGGCTGGTATTATTAATTGAGTAATCGATTGGTACAAAAGTTTCAAACTGTATAGGTTCGAATTCTATCTTATCAAACTTAATCTCTTCGAATTGCATCGGTTCGAATGGTATCGGTTCGATAGGGTCAAATATTATTGGCTCATATACGGGTGGATCGTATATAGATTTTTTGAGTTCACGCTCAATTGATTGTATACTTTCTTTTTCGAGGTCGCTGTCTTCTGAGAATGTTCTTATTTCGAAGTCGAGCAGTCTACCTCTTAAATGTGTTTGCAGTGTTTTATATTTATTTAAATTTATTTTATCATCGGGATCAATAGTTGGACTAACTTTTGGTTTCTGTTTGATTTCGTCGTATGTAGATGAGAAATTTTCGGTTAAGTGTTTTGTACCAACAACACTATAATTTTGATAAACTTTAGCATCGCGCTTAACCGTGGTGTCTTTCTTCTCATTAACTATTGATAATTCTGGGTGAACCCTCAGAGCTGGAGACTCGGTAGTGTCAACTATCGGATAGCTAACCCTAGGTATCTCTGGTAAACTGAGTCCAGAATTTTTATTAGTATACTTTAATTTTATTGGAGTTTCAGGATTGCGGGGTAGATATACGTAAAGGTTTGGATCACTTTTTACGCTATCTATCTTGTTTTTCTTAAGAAATTCTGATATATTGACGAATTTTGAAGGCTTTTCGAAAGGAGCGTTGAGAATACGATCGCCCATTGGTTTTCCCACATTGGCTTTGTTGCGTTCATAGATCCACTGTGCCGTGCCAGGTACAGTAGAGCTAGAGCCCAACGGTGGAAATTCTTCTAGGCTGGAAAGTTTGAGTTCGTCTTCTTCAACAATGTTTTCGATTTTAAATCTTAGATCAAATACGTTGGAAAGTTCCGGTTCTGGTTGGCCGATAGATTTCTTACGATCTTTATCAGCTTGCTCCTCCGCGAACTTGTCCATTTTACTTTTGAATCCGTCTAGATACATCTTTAATCTACGTTCAGATATTCTAGACTTTTTCAATTGAAGTCCATATTTGTCAATCAAGGAATTGAGAAACGTATTTCTTCCGAGATCGAATTTAGCCTTTGATGCTATATAATTTATCATAGACTGCAAATCAACATCTAATAATGTGTGAAGCATTTGTGCAATCTCTATCGGTACGTACTTTTCAACAATGACCGGCTTCTTATATGCCTTCTTTGATATGCGAATACCGTTAAGCATATCTCGAGAGTATATGAAAGCCCGACCATTGGAAACGGGTTTATGACTGTCCACGCTTGTATGCAAGGCTAAATTAAGTGTCTTGCGACCCTCAATTATTAAGTGCCCTAGCTTGGTCAGTACCCGATCTCTGATTTGTTTGTACCTGTATTTTATATGTATGGATTTTTTAGCTTCGTCATTTAACGTGTATTGTAGATCAGACAGTACCTTACCTATTAAAGGCTCAGTTACTTCTTGAACTGTTGGTCTCAATACGTCCTTTGCTAAGATTCGATAGTTCTCTAGGCCCTCTAGAGCACCTCGTTTCTCAGTAAGTGTCTTAACCGTTTCTCTCGGTTTTGTACTAGATGACGATTCCACCATTGAAGTTATTGCACTGGAGATTTCGCGGATTCGCGCATGGGCTGCTGCGGTCGCCCATTGTGATCGGACCTGGTTTGTCCAATCTCTTTGAGCGTCTGCACCTAATTTCGCATAAATGTTTCGGGCTTCCACTGAAAGTGGATTTCCGATTCCGTTATACGGTCTTAGTCCGAATCCTCCGAATTCTTCCGGTACAAATAATGGTAGGTCTATATTAGATAATAGACCGCTAAACATTTGCTTCATCATTTTTCTTATAATCTTTCTTTGACTGGTATTACTTTCAACGTAAGATTCCATATAAACTTCTTTTAATCTCAGTATATCATCCATATCTTTTTCCACTTTGGGTACGATCCAAGTCTTGATATCAGGAAATCTGATACGCTTTCCAGTAGACTTGAACCAGCAACCGCAGAACAATGCTCTGGTCTTCGAGATGAATGTTTTATCGTCATTCATTTTGAAGCCCAGTCTGTGCATGCGCCCAAGGTAATCCGATATCTCGTTGCTTCCCCAACGAGCTATTAGATCGTCCCCGAACACTGATGCATTAGGCCTGTGTCTCGTGGCAAATAGATGTAGAAGACATAATACTGGGAAGGACATCCTTAACCCCATTTGAGTTCCTCTGTTGACTGCATATCTCAGCACTGTGTGGTCAACACCTTTTATTACTTTACTTATTTTTTCGTTAGGGTAGATTCCTTCTTTAAGAAGTTTTAGTCCGGTCTTTGTCGTGATCTCTGTTACAATTCTCAATCTGTTATCGATTTTACCATCTTCACATTTCTTTTGGTAAATACGTTTAAACGGACGACTATATAGAGTTACAATGTCTGACTTATCATCAGGTATAAGATATATATCATTGTGTGATGGTGAAGGGACTAATAATAACTTGGAAGGATATTTTTTCCCTTTATTCACCGCAGTATTAGCCAGAAGACCACTGGTTATGGGAAGCGGCCTCGTCAGCTTTCCCAATCCCGGTAGTTCTCTTTCTTGTACGTGCGTCTCTATTGTCGGCTCACACAGTTCAATATAACGTTGTCCCGAATCGTTAACTGTCGCGAGCGCGTATTGTTTTTCTATGCC